ACATTATTTTGAAAAAAACAAAAAAACCATCCAAAAAGAAAGCATCCAAGAAAGTCAGCCTAGACTTTTTTAAACTAGCTCTTTCCGATCTACCAGAGCGAACAGTTTTAGATGACTCTTATGGCAGAGGTGTTGTTAAAGGTAACACTGTGGGCCGAATGGAAGACTATTTAAACCAAGATAAAGAATAAAAAAAATTTTTTGCAAAAAAAATGCAAAAAATCACATAGTACGATGTACTAAGATTTCCAAAAAAACGAAATTTTGTACACATAAATATAAATAATAAATTTATGAGGTTATGTACTATGAAAACTAAAGAAAAACTATTAGCTGATATTAATAAAATCTGTCATGAAGTTGATGATTTGTATTTTAAAATGAGTTCAGAACACGAATTTGGACAAACTTTTGACACTTGTGCTTTAAAAGCTCTTTACAACTTCACATCAATTAGAAAATTAAGAATTTTAAAGAAATATGCTCAAGGTGAGCTGGATAGGGCTAGGGAGATGAAAGATGAAACATGAAAAAAATACAGATACCCTATACACCCAGAAAATTACAAAAAGAAATCCATAGTAATTTAAAAAGATTTAATGTTTTAGTCTGTCACCGAAGATTTGGAAAGACAGTTCTAGCTGTTAATGAACTGATTAAGACTGCCTTAACATTAGATTTACCACGACCTCGGTGTTTTTATATGGCTCCTACGTTTGCATCAGCCAAAAGAATAGCCTGGGATTTTTTAAAACACTATACATCGGTTATTCCTGATATCGAATATCACGAAACAGAACTGAGAGCCGATTTTCCTAACGGAGCGAGGATACAATTACTATCTTGCGAAAGACCCGAAAACATCAGAGGTATTTATATTGACCAGATTATTCTGGATGAATATCAAAATTTTCCTCCGAATATGTTTGCTGAGATCATTCGACCAGCTACTAGTGATCGTGCTGGAAAAGTTATCTTTCAGGGAACCCCGAATGGATTTTCCTCTCCCTTATTCGAGATGTATCAGCTCTCTCAACAAGAAGAAAGCTGGTTCGGTAAGATCTTTAAGGCCTCGGAAACAGGCATTATTGATGATGAAGAGCTTAAAGAAGCCAAAAGAATTATGCCTCCAGAGGTGTATGAGGCTGAATATGAATGCTCCTTCGAAGCTCAGGCCATTGGAAGTATCTACTCAGCATCCTTGAGTAAATGCGATGATGAAGGTCGAGTTACTAAAATACCTTATGACTCAGCTTATAAAGTTTCCACCTTTTGGGATCTGGGAATGCAAGACAAAACAGCCATATGGTTTGTTCAACAAGTCGGAACTGCTATCCATTTAATAGATTACTTCGAAGACTCCGGTGAAAGCCTGGAGTATTACGCTACAGTCTTACAAGATAAAGGTTATCTCTATGATACGCATTATTTCCCTCATGATGCCAAAGTAAGAGAACTCGGTACGGGTAAATCAAGATTTGAGGTTGCTCAATCTTTAGGAATGCCAGTCTCGATTGTTCCCAAATTATCCGTTCAAGACGGAATTAACCAGGTACGAATGACATTAGGTCGATGCTGGTTTGATTATGAAAAAACAAAACAAGGTTTAGATGCTCTTCGACAATATCGATGGGCAACCAATGAAAAAGGAGAAAGTAAGAATAGACCAGAACACAACTGGACTTCGCACAGTGCTGACGCATTTCGATATATGTGTGTGGGGTTAAATGAAAGTAAACATTGGAGTTCTAAAATTAATTACCCTCAATTAGCAATCGTATAACATGGCAAAATTAAACAAAGACAAATTATTATCTCTCGTTTCCCAAGAGATCACTAGTTCATTAGGATTTTATGGTGGAGATTTATCAGAACATCGAAGACAAGGTTTAAAATTTTACCTGGGCGAACCCTTAGGTAATGAAGTTGAAGGTCAGTCTCAGGTAGTCTCGCAAGATTTATTAGAGACGATTGAAACCATTATGCCTTCCATGATGAGAATTTTTACCCAGGGTGAAAGTATTGTTCGATTTGAAGCTCAACAACCTGAAGATGTCGAATTTGCTGACCAGGCAACTGATTATATCAATCATATTTTTTCAAAAGACAATAATGGTTATCAGTTATTGCATACGATGTTTAAAGATGCCCTGATCTCTAAAAATGGTTTTGTTAAATTCTATTGGAAAACTTCTCAAGAACAGAAAAAAGAAAGTTACTCTCAGCTCACTGAAGAAGAATATCAAAAATTACTCCTGGATGAGGATATTGAAGTTATCTCTTTAGAAGAAGAACAAAATGACCAGGGAATGACTTTGTATGATGTGGAAGTCAAACGAGTCAAAGATATTGGTCGTGTTTGCATTGAGAATGTACCACCCGAAAATATGATGGTCTCTCGATATGCTACTTCTTTAGATGATTGTAATTTTATTGCTCAACGAGTTTATAAAACGAGATCAGAATTAGTGGATATGGGTTTTGATCGTAAGATCGTAGAAGACCTCCCACCGAGTGATGAAGAAGTTTATAATGATGAAGCTGTAACTCGTAAATCTTACGAAGACCACACTACTGATTTTAATTATCAAAATATTGATCCTTCGATGACAACAGTCTTAGTGACGGAGTGTTATTTAAAATGTGATTTTGATGGTGACAGAATTGCTGAACTCAGAAAAGTAACAGTGGGTGGTAATGGCTATAATAATTATCAACTCTTAGAAAACGAAGAGATTGAACAAATTCCTTATGCGATGGCTGTCGCAACTCCGATGCCTCATCGTTTCTTTGGATTATCCATGTACGACTTAATTGGTGATATCCAGGAAATCAAAACTACCTTACTGAGACAAATCTTAAACAACGCCTACCTCCAGAACAACTCTCGATTAGTAGTTCAGGACTCCATGGCGAATATTGATGATCTGTTAGTGTCTCGCCCTGGGGGTATTGTTAGAGTGAAATCACCGGATGCTGTGAAACCCCTGGCAACCCCTAACTTCATTAATGAAGGCCTCGCTATGATAGGCAAGATTGATGAAATCAGAGAAGCACGATCAGGTGTCTCAAAAGTTCAAATGGGATTAGATGCCGATCAAATCAATAAATCTCATACCACAGCTGTCAGTTCAAACTTAATGATGAACGCCTCTACACAACGAATTGAGATGATAGCTCGTAACTTTGCTGATGGTGTTAAAAAATTATTCCAGGGATTATTAACTTTGATTTGTACTCACCAGGATCACGAAAGAATTATAAAGCTAAGAGGAAAGTTTGTACCGATTAATCCTAGAGAATGGGTAGATCGATACAATGCCACTGTTGTTGTAGGACTAGGTACAGGATCACAAGATCAACGCCTAGATGTTTTAACGAGAATTTTAAATGTCCAAGAAAAATTAATTTCTCGTGGTGGTATGGGTCTCGTAGATACACAAAAAATCTACAATACGATTGAACGATACCTGGAGAATGCTGGATACAAAGATGCGAACCAGTTCTTTAATAACCCGGCAACACAACCTCCGAAACAACCCATGCCGAAAAAACCTGATCCAGCCATGGCTCTAGCTCAACAAGAGCTAATGATGAAACAAGCTAAAGAAAGAGCTGAGTTACAGTTAAAGGCCCAAAAGCAACAAACAGACGCTCAACTAAAAGCAACAAAAATGAGACAAGACGATCAACTCAAAAGAGAAAGATTAGACTTAGATCAACAACGCCTGGCAACAGAAGTTATTAGAGATCAGAATTTAGAAAATTATCAAAAAGAAAAATTAGCATCACAAATTGTGAATGAACAAAATAGAGAACAATTAGAAAACGAAAAATTAGCAAAGGATATATTAAGAGGTAAATAATGTTTCAACCCTTTTTTAAAACCAAAACATACCAAGATGTTATCCAAAGTAGAATAAATAATGAACCGACATACAACACTAACTCTGCTGGTATGTATCGTAATCCTTATTTTGATTTAAGAACCCAACAAGAACTCGCTGGTGAACTTGATCCGACTGCAACCTATCCTAATTCAGTCTTTCAACCCACAGTCACAGAAAGCACCCCCGAAGATCCGTATGCGTGTCCGATTGGTCAAACGTATGATCCGGTCTTAGGTCAATGTGTCGATATTGTTGAAAACAATAATGATAATGATGACAATCAAACACCTGAGTTACCTTACCGAGGTGTAGGCAGTGTTTATAGCCCAGAGCAAAATGCGTTTATGAATATGGGATTAGGCAGTGCATACTTTGGTTCAGGGCCTATTGATCCTTATGGTGATGGTCTCGGTGGACTCTTTAGAAAATTTACTCCTATGGGCCAACTGATGACATACCTGGACACTAATCGATTAGTTAATGCTGGTGTCTTAGATCGTGCAAGTGATGGAACTCTTACTTTTGCTAAAGGTGGTAATTTAAATTTAGTTCAAAACAACCAGGCATTTGAAAATCAGATGGCTAAAGACAATATGTTTAATTTTGCTCAAAATGTTTTAGGTAAAACTGCTGAAGAAGCCCAAGCGATGGCTGATGTTACAAAGAGAGGTGATAAAGCAGATTATATTGGTAGCCAAGTCTATCAAGACAATAATGCTAATGTAAATGTTAATCCATTCCAATCCAACTATGGTGCAACACAAATAGTTTCTTATGGAAACAATAATAACAATAACAATTCCAATAGTGCATCCAACAAAATGTACACAGCAAAAACACAAAAATTTGCAACACCTACAAAAACATACAATACAGAATTTAAAGGAAAAGGATTTATAGGTGGTAGATAAAGAAAAAGAAATTCAACGAGGCCATAGAGCTAAACAAATTTTAGAAGACGAGATTTTTATCGAGTCTGTCAACAAAATTCGTACTGAGTTAATGAACCAATGGTTAAACTCAGATGAAACCAGTTCAGAACAAAGGGAAAACATTTTTCGCATGAGAAGAATGTTAGAAGTTGTTTTGATGCAACTCCAGTCTGTCTTAGAGACTGGCAAGTTAGCAACCCAAGAAAAACAATCTCAATAAATTAAGGAGAGACAATGGCAGAACAACCAGCAATGGACTCTGCAACTGATAATTCTGTAGAACAGAAACCAGTTGAACAGAAAATATACAAAAGCGAACATGATGCAGTCGATGACATGAAAACCCTTTTAGGTTTACAAGAAAAATCAAGTGAACCTAAAGCCACAAGGACTCATGAAGTCGAGAGTGAAGTGTCCAACCCAGAGGAAAACGACTCTACAAAGAATAACGAAGACCTCGGAGAAGATGCAGAGCTTATCAACCTACTAGACGAAGAAGAACCTAGTGAAAGTAACGAGGAGTTAATCGACTTAGATGGAGAAAAACTAACCTTAGAAGAAATCAAAAAGGAACGACTCCGACAGAAGGATTATACTCAGAAGACACAAAAATTAGCTGAAGAGAGAAAAGAAATTGACTCACTAAAAGCTAGTTTGTCCAAAGAGTACGATGTGGCTAAGCAACAAAGAGATTATTACCAACAACAACTCCAGGTATTAACTCAACATTTACAACAGGCAGATAACCAGGTAGATCTCGATAGACTCTATCAAGAAAACCCAGCTGAATATGTCCGATTAAAAGCTGAACAGGATAAACGTAGAGAAGCTCTACAAGTTGCTCATCAAGAACAACAACGTATCCAGGCTGAAAAACAGCAAGAGCAAGAAAAGACATATAACCAGTATTTGGAAAAAGAAAGACAGATCTTATCTGAAAAACTTCCTTTGTATGCTGATAAAGAAAAAGGTCAAAACCTTAGAAAAGATCTTGTGAATTACGCTAAAGAACAGGGATACAGCCCAGAAGAGATTTCAATGCTGGTCGATCATCGAGCAGTGCTAATGCTCTACAATGCGTATCGCTATGACAAACTAAAAAAAGCAAACTTACAATCCAAGAAAGTTTCTAAGAAACCTAAAATTATTAGCACCACAAATAAAACTGTTGACGCACAACCTGAAGGTAATCGTAGGTTTAAATCTCAAATGGACAAGCTCAAGAAGACAGGAAACATCAACGATGCAAAATCTGTCTTTGAAGAGATGATTAAACACAAAGCAATATAATAGAAAGGAAAATATCAAATGGCCGTTCCAACAAACACATTTGAATCATTTGATTCCAATTCTATAAAAGAGTCGTTTGAGGATATTATTTACAACATCGCTCCAGCCGACACCCCTTTTATGTCAGGAATTGGTAAGATCAATGTACCACAAACATTACATGAGTGGTCAGTAGACGCTCTCGCAGACGCTGGTGCAAACGCACAAGTCGAAGGTGACGACTACACAGCTGGTTCAAGATCAGCAACTGTAAAACTTAACAACAGAACACAAATCTCAGCAAAAGCTGTAGCAGTATCAGGAACCATTGAAACAGTCGATCAGGCTGGTAAAGGTTCTGAACTTGCTTATCAATTATCTAAAGCTGGTAAAGAGCTTAAAAAAGATATTGAAAGAGCTATGGTTGGAATTGAAAATGCAAAAGCATCTGGTTCTTCAGGAACTGCTCGTGAGAGTGCATCTTTAGGAACCTGGTATGGTGGTAACATCCCTGGTACTTCAACTTCTGCTGGTAACTTCTCAGTAGGTGGTACACCATCTGCGAACCCAGCTGGTACTGGTGCAACAGCAATCGCTGGTGGTACTAACAGAACTTATACTGAAGCTCTACTTAAAGCTGGTGTACTCAAAGCCTATCAATTAGGTGGTAACCCAGAGGTAGTAATGATGACTCCATCACATAAGCAATTAGCTTCTGCTTTCACAGGCGTAAGCACAGCTTATAGAGATGCTTCATCCATGTCAGTTATTGGTGCTGTCGATATCTATGTGTCAGACTTTGGCGAATTATCATTCGTACCAAACAGACTACAGAACGCAAACAGAGTAGACATCTTACAGATGGACACCTGGGCGATGGGAACACTAAGACCTTTCCAGACCAAAGAATTAGCTTCTTCTGGTGATAACGAGAAGAGACTTTTGCTTTGCGAATGGACATTGGTGGCCCACTCACCTAATGCCAACTACGGCGTATTTAATCTGACTGCATAATTATTTATCTATCGAGGGGGTTTTATACCCCCTCATTCATTTTCATATAGGAGCAACAATGTTTAAAAAATCTATTTACAAAAGAGGTAGTCATAAAGGTAAAAGCAATTTGACTATGACCAAAGGCGATGGAAAAGAAGTTTCTATGGCCAAAGGTGGTGACAGATTTTTCCAAATGGGCAAGAAGAGAATTGCTAATCAAGGACTAGCTGTCATGGATACAATCGATAAGGAAATCGCAAAAGCAATCAAAGGCTAATGACAAAAAAATTAAGCATTGATACTGGGTCAGAGGTTATTAAGTCTAAAATTCATTTAGACGAGGGAGAGAAAAAAATTCACATTGAAGACTCTCAAGATATTTCTGAAGTCATCAGTAATAATAAAAAAGATGCTAACGACAAAGCTTATAAACTAAAAGGGTTTCAAGATGCCAAAATGTATAAAGTGGCAACTATCCCTTTAATCATTGTTCAGCAACTAGCTCAAAAAGGAATTATGTATCCTAATGGAGCTATTAAAGACAAAGAACGCATGAAGAGATGGTTAAACGACCCTGACAATAAAAACTTTAGAATTTACCAAGGTAAACTGTAATGGCTATCACCAATTTCACTAACTTAAAAACAACAATCGCTAATTATCTGAATAGAGATGATTTAACATCGTACATTCCAGATTTTATTACATTAGCAGAGTCTCGCATGAATAATGAGTTACGAGTTAGAGAAATGGAAACCATCGATACATCCACAACAACAGTTGCTGGTACACAAGCGTATAGTCTTCCTTCCGGATTTATTCAAGCAAAGTATGTTATCTTTCAATCTGATCCGTATGCTGTTTTACAATACAAAGCTCCTTTTGATTTCTTCAAAGACTATAATGCTAGTGTTAGTTCAGGTAGGCCGTCATTCTTTACCATTATTGGTACAGAAATTAACCTGGGTGTTACTCCAGACTCAGCAAAAACTTTAGAGATTGCCTTCTTTAAAAAACTCACTGCGTTATCAGATAGTAATTTAACCAATACCATTTTAACTAATTATCCTGATTTATATTTATATGGATCATTAGCTGAGTCAGCTCCGTTCTTAATGCAAGATGAGCGACTTGATGTATGGGCCAAGTTATACAAAGAAGCTTTACGAATTGCTAACTCTAGTTCCGAGAATGGAAGAAGTGCATCTCAGAATTTACAAATGTCAGCTGATGTGGTGGTCTAATGATAAAATTTGGAGATTTACAATCAGATCTTCCGACTTACCAAAATACGGGAGCCTTAAAAGCTGATAATGTTATTCCTTTAAAAGAGGGATATAAAAGTTTTCCAGGATTTGTGGAATTAAGTGACACTGCTCTTAATTCAATTCCTGTAGGTTTATTTACATCGATAGGAGCTACGGGTATCACTAACTATGCTGGTGATGAAACAAAGCTTTATCAAATGGATAACAATGGTGACTTCCAGGATGTCTCTAAGTCTGGTGGTTACAATAACTCCACGACAGAAGGATCAAGAGACTTTTGGACTTTTACTAAGTTTGGAGACAATGTTATTGGAACTAACTACGCTGATAACATACAAAAATTTCAAGAAGGAACAGATACAGCCTTTAGCGATCTTGTTTCTTTAAAAGCAAAATACTTAACTGTAGTTCGTGACTTTGTTGTTGCTGGATACACTGAAGAGTCAAGTACAGAATATCCTCAACGAGTAAAATGGTCAGGACTGAATGATAGTTCTACCTGGACACCGAGCCAGGCAACACAATCAGGTTATCAAGATATACCTGGTGAACACGGAAGACTCATGGGTATAGTTGGCTCCGAGTCATTTGGAATTATTTTTTTTGAAAAAGCAATATTCCGTATGGAGTATGTAGGAACTCCATTAATTTTTACTTTTAATAAAATAGGAAATATTGGTTGCTTTGCTCCAAGATCTATTTCTACTTTTGGTAATACAATTTACTTTTTATCACAAGATGGATTTTATGCCCTCCAGGGAGGTCAAGATTTAGTTCCGATTGGTTCAGGTAAAATTAATAATACCTTTTTTAATGATTTTGTTGCAAAACCAGAAAGTATTTTTAGTGCGATAGATCCTAACAACTCGATTGTTGTTTGGTCATATCGTGGATCAGGTTCCACAGGATCAGCTGGAGTAAATAATAAATTATTAATTTATAATTATTCTGTTGGTCGATGGGCCACTGGCTCTGGACTAGATTTATATTTTATTAATACAGCATCTCAGGAAGCATTTAATACCCTGGAGTCTTTAGATACTTTAGGTAACCTTGATGGTTTACCACGATCCTTGGACTCTTTCTTCTATGATGAAGGTGTGGTTGGCCTTGCTGGTTTTAGTGCTGATAAAAAATTTGGTAAATTCTTAGGAAGCTCTCTTTCAGCTTCTGTGGATACCACAGAGTTTGAAGGAGTTGAAAACAAAAGATCTACATTAATTAATGCAAGACCGATAGTCGATGCTAATGGAGAAAACACCACTGTTACAATAACCCCCATAACTCGATCATCGCAAATGAACTCAGTGACCGAAGGCACAGCTGTTACAGTACGAGATAGTGGAGATTGTCCACTCAGAGCTACATCCAGGTATCACCGACTTAGAGTCAATGTGACTGGAAACTTTTCTACTCTTTCTGGAGTAGATGTCGAAGCTCGATCTGAAGGAAAGAGATAATGTCTAATCAGTTCTTAACTGTACCTTTATCCAATCCTGATACGAAAGCTCATGCTCGACAATGTGCGATTACGATTAACAATGTGATGGATGGTAAACTGAACAGTACCGGAGAAATTACTCTGACTGCTTCATCAACTACCACCACCTTATCAGACGCTAGAATAGGTTTAAATTCTGTTCTGCTCTTTATGCCTCAAACAGCCAATGCTCGAACAGCATTAAATGGTTTGTATA